CTCTATCCACAGAATGTGATGGATATTACCAACGCATCCGGGACTGCAAAACTCTGTCTGAGTCGATACGAGAAGTTTGTCGAGGGCTACGGCTTCGACAACGAGATGCTGTCTGAGGTTGTCATCGATAGGGATGGCTCTACGATGGACGACTTGCTGCATCAGGTGGCTAAGGACTTGACACGCTTCGGAGGCTTTGCCCTGCAGATAAACTACAACGTTCTCGGTGAGGTCACGGAGGTTAATTCTATACCTTTCGAGCAGTGCAGACTGGAAGAGTGTGACGATTCCGGTTATGTGGCTCACATACTGCAGCATCCTGACTGGAGAGGAAAGAAAACGAGGAATGGTAGAAGGATATTCGTGGACGATGCCCACGTAACGAAGTTCCACGTCTTCAATCCAGACCCGTTGGTGGTGCAGAAAGAGATAGAGGATGCCGGAGGCATTGAGGGATATAACGGTCAGATCCTGTGGGTGTCGATGGATGGAAAGTATATCTATCCCACGCCTATCTATGATGCGTGCATCACGGAGATTAGCACAGATGAGGGTCTTGGAAATATCAAATACCGCAATGTCCGGAACAACTTTCTCGTGGCTTGTATGCTGATTGCCAAGAAGGGAGTTCCACGCATCAACGAGAAGGGCGAAGAGGTAGAGAGGCAGATGATTTCTGACGAAGACCTCAAAGCCTTTCAAGGTGATACCAAGGGCTCGAAGATTCTCTACGTTGAGCTGGAGAATGATGAGGATGAGCCTAAGGTCGTGGAGTTCCCGGCTAAGAACTTCGATAAGGAGTTCTCGACTACTGATGCCAGTGTAATCGAGAGGATATATAGCCAGTTCCATCAGGAGCTGTTCTATAGCATTAGAATCGGCAAGCTGGGATTCTCTGGAGACGTTATGCAGGATGCATACGAGTACTATGCAGGAGAGGTTACTAACGAGCAGAGATTTATTGAGAGGGCATTTGCGAAGCTGTTCAAGAACTGGTATGATGCCAGCATCCCGCAGGACTTTAGCATTAAACCTCTGAAATATATCGCTGCCTCTAATAACGACAAAGCGAATGGAGAATGAGCATATTTTGACTGTTGACCAGTTCAAAGAGCTGGCACGGCCGACTTCTAAGCATATTGATGAAAATGACGTTCAGACCTATATCAGAGAGTGTGAAGATATTATCATCATTCCTGCTGTAGGTCTGAACCGTTTTAAGGCTCTATGTCAGACCGAACTTTCTGAGAGCGATAAGATTCTGCTCGAGGGTGGAGAGTACACGGATAAGGCTGGCAATCTGACCAAATGCCCGGGACTGCACCTCGCTCTGAGTTACTTCGTCTATGCGAAGTTGATGATGGGCAATGGTGGGATGCTCACACGCACTGGAATGATGCTGCATAACGACAGCTATGCCACGAGAGAGGATGACAAGAACCGAGTGAGGCATTATGATGATGCGATGAATGTTGCGGAGGCTTATCTTGAAGGCTGTCTGCAATATATGAGAGTTAACAATGAGACTGCAAACCCAGTAAGGGGTAGCAGATTACGAATTCATGCAATTGGAGACTGATGGCAACAACAATTAATGACTTGAAAACTTCTGCCAACCTTGTGGCGAATGCCACTGAGGTTGGTGAGAATACTGCAGGGCGCGTAGGTGGAGCACTGCAGCAGGCTGCCGATTTGATTTCAGGGCTACTGGATAAGACTACGGATCTATCGAATACGAACGGCAGTCAGGATGATAAGATACAGGCATTGACTGATACCCTGAATAGTGTCAAAAAAAGCCTGATGGAGGCTATTGATTCGGTGAAGAAAGACCTATCGACAGAGACCAATAATAGGGGTAGTGCTGACGATACGTTGAAGGATAAGGTCAATAGCTTGCAGACGCAGCTTGATACTCTGGTTAGTGGGAATGCAAGCACGGCAATAGAGAGTTTCAACGAGGTAATAACTTTCCTGTCTGGAGTTACTGACAGCGAAAGTCTGACTTCACTACTGAATGACTTGCAGGGGAAAATCACGACCTTGCAGAGTACCCTTACGGAAGATGTAACGAAGCTGCAGGATGCAGATAAGACCATGAATGAGAATGTCGAGACAGCTTTGAATGCTCTGGACACTCAATCTCAGCGGATTAATACCATGATACTGGACAACTACCGGCATCATACGGCCCTATTCTGGGGCATAAAGGATGAGGCTATCACCATTGAGACGTATTCGCCTGCAGCTTTTAAGATGGGCGATGTGGTGGTCTATGGTAGTGCATCCAAGCAGTTCTATCTGCTGAGGGATGGAAAGTATTTCATCTCATGGTACGACATGAATGTGTACTACGATAAAACCGATTCCGGATTAAGCGTGCACAATGAAAAGGTGTATATCGACCAGACCACGAATGTGCCCTACATCTACAAGAGCGAAGAAGGACTGGTGGCCATTGCGCCTAAAGATACCCCTGCGAGCATTTTCAACGCTACTACGGAAGTTCCCATCAGTGGCTTCTATGTACTTTGTGACACGGACAACACCAGTCTGAGCGCTGTTCATGCAGCTTGGGACGCGAAAAAGGCTGTGAGTGGTCTGATTCTGTCGTTTGAGATTAGCGCAGGTATCTGGAAGACGTATCAGTATGTCGGAAAGAGTGTGACAGAAACAAACTGGCTCAATACAGATAACTGGAAGGACTTCGGAAGCCTTGCAGCAGGTAGTGAGCAGGTCTTGGTGATTGATAACCTACCGCAGCAGAATAAGGTGGGCGATTACTACACACTGGAGACTGCTATCGCATCTCTTATCTACTGCCAGACCAAGACGGGTGTGACATACGCAAAGAAGGGTCTGATAATATCCTACTCCATCGCTTCAAATAAGATGGAGACAAAGCAGTTCCAGGGAGAGCTAAACGATTTCTCAGAGGTGGGTCTGTGGAAAGACTTCGGAGGTGGAGCTAAGGTGGAAACCAAGGATAAGCCAGTCGAGGGAGGCACTGACGCTCTATCAACTGGTGGAGCATACAAGAACATTCCTGCTACTCTGGGCGTAGACACTGAGACTGAAGGAGTGGTTAAGCTGCAGATGAAGAATGCAGCTGGGGACACCATAGGCGATGAGGTGCAGTTCAGTGTTGGTACTGGTTCCGGAGGTGGTACTGGCACTATTGTGCAGCTTGCTTTTGCCGAAAGCCCGATGTATGTAAAGGCAGGAGGTGAGGTCGTTATTAAGGCTGCCGTAAGGTCGGTGACAACACAGGGCACGACTGAGAGTGATAATCAGATTGAGAAACTGGAGCTTATCGACAGAGATACTAATCAGACCTTGGAGACGCTGAACGTTAATAAGGCCTCGAGTGCGTCTATGGCTACCTTCGATTATGATATAGACGTATCTTCTTACTTCACTACAGCCGGGCAAAGACGCTTTAAGGTAGTGGCTACTGATGATAGTGGCAACACTGGCTCTAAGAATGTCAACGTTACGGCTGTTGATGTTACTATTCAGAGCGTTCAGACTCTGAATTATACTGCAAACACGGTACTTACGCAGGGCGGAAGTGCTAAGACCCTTCCGATGTATAAGTTTCCTAACAACGCATCCGATAAGGGTATATTGGCCACGACTGAGATTTACGCTAATGGTAAGTGGTCGAAGTTAGGAGAGGCTACGATTATGGACACGTACAGCCACGCTGTAACCATAGACCCTGCGAATATGACACACGGTGTCTATCCGTTGCGTATACATGGTGTAGATGTTGGCTCGGGAGTTGTAGGTAACTACCTGCATACTGCTATAATGGTCGTAGATGAGAGCAATTCGACACCTTTAGTGGCTACACGTTGGTATAGCGATGAGGAAAATGCAGTTAAGAAACTCTATGAGAGTATCGAGGTCGATTACGCTGTCTATGACCCACAGAGCCAGGAACCAGAGGCAGAGGTCTACGAAGATGGTGTGATGATGGCAAGTCGTGTGGCTTATAGAAGTCAGACTTATACCTATTCTCATAAGATTACTGATGTCGCTTATGATGGTAGTAAGACTATCAATGTAAGTGTTAAATGTGGAGATAGTATCAGTCAGACCACGGCTGTAAAGGTGTCCGGGACATTGGTAGATATTACAGAGGTAAAGACACAGCGCCAATTCTCTTTGGACTTTGCGAGCCGTAGTAATAACGAGAGCGACCACACGATAGCGGATCATGGAGTGAGCCTTGACGTTAAGGACGTTAACTGGTCTACTAATGGCTTTGTAAGGGATAATTTCGGTACTGATAAGGCAAGTGGCGATATGGCTTTGCGTATAGCAGAGGACGCTACTGGAGTGTTGCATTATAAGCCTTTTGCAGATACTGACATCGAGACAAACGGAATGGCAATTCAGTTTACCTTGATGAAGAAGAATATAGCTAATGATGATACAAGGCTGATGTCTTGTATTAGTGGAGGCTTTGGTTTCTATGTCGATGGGCAGAATGTTGTCTTTACTTTCGACAATGCTGCTACGGTGGCACATACCATCACGGCAGCTTTGGACGATGGAGAAAAGACGACAGTAGCAATCGTTATAGAGCCGAGTTCACAGGCTCCGTA